ACCCATTGTTAAAATAAATAGTTGCTTCTTTGTCACCCATTTGATTGTGATAACCTTCTTCAGTACTTATGGTTACATCTTCAACATTTCCATCTTGGTAGTAAATCCTGATGTCTTTTTCTTGATTGCTAGTAACACAGCTTGTTACTGCTAGTGCTAATAGGATAAGTAATTTTCTCATGCTTTTCTTTCTTTTAAAATTGATATTAACCTATCTATACACTCTGATTCAGCTTCTTCATAAGTTAACTGTTTACCATTACTTCTTTGCATATCAGGTGATTCAGCTTTCCATTCTTTAGTATATGATACATCTACAAAAGTTATTTCATAAATAGGATCAGACCATTCTCCAGAATCATATTCATAAGAAGGAGACCATGTTATTTCTGAATGTATATTATACTTATCTCTAAACCACTTGAAGGCTTGTGATTTGAGTGGTGTTTGTATAAGACCTTCATCATTATTCATATCTCTAGATGCCATACAAGGTTCATCAAACCCTAATTCCTTCAAAGCTAATGCTTGATTGTATGTTACAAAGTGCTCTTCCATCTTATTTCTTTTTAAGTATTAAACAATCATTTTCATCTAATCTTTCAATCCATTTACCTTTTTCATGTCTAGTTCCATGAAACCACATATCAATCTCAACCTCTATTTCTGTTGGTTGTTGGATGGATTCTATAAGTTGATTACATATTTCAACTGTTGCTTTTTCAAGATGAGTTGTATCATATATATCTTCAAGATATGCTTGATGTATTCCCCATCTTACAAATCTTTTTATATCCTCAATAGTAAACAACTTATCTTTATTCAACTCCATTGCTTTGTGGAAGCCATCTTTAAAAGGTGTAGAATTATTATCTCCAAATACTTTTACGCCATATTTTGCACTTATATCATCTGCTTTTTTAGCATATTCTTTAGCCAACTTCTCAACATCAACAACTCCAAATATCTCATAACAGTTTTGTTTGGACAATCTTTTATGTGGTGACTCTTGAGTTGTAGCTATACAACTGTCATGTGAGTAGAGTTTATACTCCTCACCTAGTTTCATTAAAATCATAATGTTTTAGTTTAAAAATATTTAGTTATTTGCATAACTATAAAACTCATCAAAGAACTTAATGATATAAGAGCTATATCCCTTATGTGCATAGTTTCTATCTAAATGTGATAGATAAGAATCTCTAGTCATCTTATGTCCACCAACAAATTCTAGATATAGCTTATAATCTAACACACTATGTTGCCACTTCTCAAAAGATGCAAAACCTTTTTTGCTTCCTAAGCTTTTAGTAGGTCTAACACCAGGCTGCCTCATACCAAATAAGTTTTTGTTTGACTTGAATAATTCACTACACATATTAGATTCTTGTCTAATTATTGCGTAGGCTATTTCAGGATGTGCTATACCTTGTGTAAGGATATATTCTACTAACATGTCTTTTGTTAGGACAGTGCTATCAACACTGTCCTGTTTCTCTAAAAGTTTAACAATCTTACTAACTTTCTTTTTTTTAATACTTTGTGAACTCTTACTAATAGAACTACTAGTAACAATTGTACTACCTATTAAAACAATCATTAATGTTTTTCTCATAATTTTTACTTTTGAAGTTTTAGATATTCAATACTCATTCATCTTATTGAAGACTTACAGTTACTGATTTAATAGTTCCCTCTTCATCATAATGAGCAAACACAGGATACATTCCATCACCATAGGCAGTACTAAATGCTAAACCAGCACCAGTGTGACCCATTTTAAATGCAAGTTCTCCATGTCCTTTTTGTGATAATGTTGCTTTAGAACAAGCATTATAACTAAAGCCACTTTTTGATGCAGGTGACTCTGTAATTTGCCAATCATGTTCTGAAATTAGAATATTCATAGTTTTACCATATTCTGGTATCACTTCTTCATAATTTTTAAAATCCTTTCCATAAGTAAGGGTTCTATCAGTGTGTTCATTTTTGTAGACTCTAATGTCTTCAAAATCTTCCTTTTCCCATTCAGAATCAATGTAGCATGGATCACAAATCATTAATTGACCTGAATCCACAGCAACGTATCCAATAAGAACTTCAGTTACAGTTTCTGCCATAGCATTTGTTTTTAGTTAATTAAAAATAATCTAGTCTTTCCCAGTGTCTTCCAACCTCTTCTTGGTAGTCAACTTTTAGCACAGATTTTAGTTACATCTTTTCTAGCACCCATATTTCAGGGTCATGCTGAGCACTCATTCATACTGTAAATGTTATTCTGCAATGCAGAACTGTCCTTTCTTCTTCACACTCCTTGCTCAAGAGAACAGTATGTCCAGCATTGCTGCTGATATGTTATTTTATTTCCTCAATGTTTTGGAATGCAACCTATTCTTGCCAGTCAACGTTGGTAAGTAGCACACTCAAATCCCAGTCTTGTCACTTGTTCAACTTTTGTTACGTAAAGTTTACTAAAAGTTACATTGCATCGTTTATTGGCTTTACTTATTAACAATTTTGCAGATAGGACAGGACTTGAACCTGTATGTTGTTAGTCATCTTTCCTTCTTAGTACGTCTACTAAAAACATCCAGTGTCTTGCGTCTACCAATTCCGCCACCTATCTAACCACAACTTTATTTGATATTTAAAAATGTTTTAAGATTAAACTTTTCAAATTTAATACATTTTAAAAAATGTACCTAATTTTATTCCAAGGTATAACCATGTCATGCAGCTTCACCCATTCTTGAATATACAAGTTTTTTAATCCACGCTTGTATCTGATGTTTTTTCCTCCAGTTTGTGAGAACTTATACTCTTGCATGTCTGGTTTCCATAGCATATCTTCACCTGAAACGCCTCTAGACAAGTTATCTACATGCTTTTTCTCATTGTGAGTCAAGAATATGACCTCAGCTTTGACTCTGTCTTTGTATTTTATATCTACAAGAGCATCAACACCTTCAAACAAGAGTCTGTACTGATACAACCAGTCTTCTTCTATAATTACAGGTGAGAAATTAATATGCACATCATAACCTGCTTCTATAAATGTATTGATAGCTTTGATTCTATCAATAATTTTAGTGGTTTTAGGTTCTAATATATCTGCATACTTTTGAGGCATCAAACTGAATCTTATTCTTATCTTACCACATGGATTATACCTAAGCAAAGATTCATTTACATATTTAGTTGCAAATGAACCCATTGCCATAGGATGATCTCTAAAGAAATCAAACACTGTATCCCAATCCCACTGTTTCAAATGCAAAGCCATATCTGAATTACATCCAATATCATAAGTTATATACTCAGGGTGAGTTTGATTGGGCTTTATCACATCTGCATAAAAATGTACATGCGCGTTGATCTTGTCTAAAAGCTGACCAGTATTGGTAGCAATGCTTATACCATCATTGACATGTCTTTTACAGTAGCAATAAGCACATTCATAACCACAACCAAATATAAAACTAGGAGATATGTAATCTGTTGACCTACCTGACTCTACAATGTCTAATGCTTTTCTTGTTACATACTTAGTTTGACTCATTCATCTTGGGTTGTTATGTTCATCATAATTAAATGTTTTAAGATTAAACCCCAAAGATTTAATCCTTGGGGTTGTAATTAGATAAGAACACGCTCTTTGATTAGCTTGTCTACTTTTCTAGACATGTATCCTATTAAGTCTTTTGGAAGATTCTTAATATTTGTCATCTTAATAAAGTAATCAAACATTTGAGAGCTTGGTACAGCTTCTTCAATAGCTATCTGAATGATTTGAAATCCTAAGTTTTGAGCCATTGTAACTTTTTTACGTGTATCTGCAATAGCATCACTACCACCATAACCATACGCAGAAGGTTGGCCATCAGACAATACAAACATAAGACCATTGTTTTTAGTGAAGTTACGCACGCGTTTTGCAGTAGCAAGAATTGCATCACCATCTCTGTTATTGCTTCTTGCACTTACATTACCTAATGCGTATGTTTCATTATAACCTGGTTCTTTGTAGATAATTACGTTAGTACATTGATCATCTTTACCTTGATCTGCAGTATGACCATAGATAAAAAGCTCAACATTAGGAATCTTCTTAAAGACTTCATTAATGAATATTGCTGCTTCTCTTGCCTTGATTATCTTGCTACCAGACATGGAACCTGACTCATCAATAAGAACAGTCACACAAATCTTATCAGTGGTAACTTGACCATAACGCTCATATACAGTTGGTACTCTTTGAACTGCTTCTGCAATCTTATTAGTATCCAATCTGCCTGAACGCATGGATTTCATTGCAAACTGATAGTCTTTGTTTTTACGCATAAACAGCTTTTGTAACACAGCTGCTTTGGTAGTATCAACTTTGCTCACTGAAGTCAAGTATTGATCTTTATCAGTTCCAGACTTTCTAAACAAGATTTTAGTACCATCAATAGTGCTACCTTCATCGAGTTTTTCAGGATCAAACTTAGACAAAGACTTAGATTCTTGCATGTCTTCAACAAAGTCATCAAGCTCTGAAGAAGATTCACTTTCATCACCAATCATGGAAGGCATAAGTTTATCCATCATGTCTTTTGCAAAGTCATTGATATCAGACTTAGACATTTTACCAGATTTACCTTCTTCGTCATCAGATTCACCAGCTGAACCTGATCCACCTGATGATTCAGAATCTTCATCATCACTATCAGAATCATCATCACTTTCTCCACCTTTAGGAGATTCTTCCATCTCAGGTGGTTCATGAGTATATACTATGTTTGCAATGCTGGTTGACATAGATTGTATATCTGAAAAAGTTTCAGGAATACCTCCATATTTCTTAAGTAATCTTTCTACTTTCTTAAGAGGCTCTTTAAATTCTTGTAACTCTTCTTCTGTTACAGTAGCAGGAAATCTAAGCATTCTAGTTACAAGATCCAATAATCTTTTTTGTTCATCTTCACTTGGATCTAAAGGCTCATAGTTTTCATCATAAGCATAGTTTTTATACTTCTGTACAAACTTATTGTAACCTGGTAATCTTGTTGCTAATTTTCTATCTATGCGCTCAGTATTAAGAATAGCTGTAAAATAATCTTTTGCAGAAAATCTACCTTTACCTTTATTTACAACAGCCTGTGTAGCATTGTATTCAGTTGAAGATTGAAAAGATTTAAGAGCTGCATTTTGTATACAAGCACCATAAAATGCATCTAGCTTTGCACCATCTGGTTCAGACCATTTGCCTTCTTCATCTTTCAGCATGTGCAAAGGTATATTCAAAGAACTTTTTACATTTGAACTTGTAAACTTTGTATCTTTTGGCACACCTATAACTCTAAACATGGATCCTACCATTTTGGCAGCATTCTGCATAGTATCTGTGTTGCGTACAAAATAAGAAGAGTAATTAGTTCTACCAGACTCCCAATCAAATGCTTTTCTTCTCTCATCTACATAAGTATAAGCATCTTCTTTTCTTCTGTTAAACCAGTCTCTTCCAAAACTTGCTTTTGCCATTTTGTTTGGTTTTAGTAATTAATAAAAAAGCACAGAGTATCACGTTTGACGCTCTGTGCTATATCTTAGAATAAGTAATCTTCTAATAGAGGTTTACTCATATCATAAGGATCCCAGCTTTCTTTTCAGAATGCAGAAACAATGGAAAGTACCTTGCTACGCTCTGATACACCAATACCATCTTCAAATAATGGCATGATAGTACAAAGCAATGCTTTTTCTACATCAAAACCATCAGATACCAAACTTGCAGCTTGTAAGGTATGACGTACAGAGATAGCAGAAGATAATTCTTGCTCCTTGTATTGCTTACGTATCTCATTTGACACTCTTACAATAGCTGTTGCAGCCTTTTCTTCAATGCTTGTTCTATGCATTAAGATTTTAACCTCATCATCTTGCTGAGGATAGTCTAATTCTATAATAAAGAATCTGTCTAATAATGCTCTATCTAATGCACTAGTACCTGAGTACTCAGAACCTAGATTAGCAGTACCAAAAAACACAGTTTCTTCATTTACAGGAATAGTTCTATCACCTTCATCACAAGCGATATCTACTGGCAAGTAACGTCTTTTGTCAAGACATGGAAATAAGATGTTATTAGCAGCCATAGGAGCTCTGTTAATCTCATCTAAAAGCACAATGCCTCCAGATTTAATATGACTAACAAAAGGAGCATACTCAAACTCTGAGTGACCTTCCTTACCAATTCTATGTACGCCAAGCAATGCAGACTGTGCATCTTGTACAGTACCCATATCTTGAGTGTTTAACTCTCTACCCATAGCTTTTGCTAAATGGACTAAGATTTCTGTTTTACCAGAACCTGTTGGACCTACAAGCAAAGTATTCTCGCTTCTTAGTACATTACGCACCATTAAGAACCATAAGTCTGGATCAATGTGGAAACCACAATCTTCACGCTTTGGAACTGGATAGTGAGCAGCAATTGTGCGTTTTAGGTTAGAACCTCCATTAGTACCTGCTTCAATTGGCTTAGGAGCACTTAGCTCTTCCCAGTCAAAGGTATAACCAAAAGAACTAAACTCTTCAGCTATTTTCTTAATGTACTCTAACTCATATGAACCACTGTCCAACATGTAGTTGATAGTAAAATCACATACTTCCTGTAATTTTTCAGGATCAAATGAAGATATTGGAAACACTGTAGACTCAAAGAACAATGCTGTGCTATGCTCTTTCATAATGTGTAAATGATCTTCTTCTGGAAAATCATACTCATCTGCAACAAATATGGTTCCTAATGGAAACTTTGCAAATTCTGAAATAGGACCTGTAATTCTCAAGTCTTCAAGACTTCTTGTTAACTTTTTCTCAAAAGTTTGTCCTGGTAATGTTTTAATTTGGTAGCTTGTACCTTCAATAGCTGATTGTAATAGGATCATGGTAATTAGTTTTAAATGAGTTGATAAAAATTTAATTGTGCATTTCTGCAGTGGTGTCAAAAAAGCTGATACTCAGCTTAAAATGTGTCTTTGAACTTGTCAAGAAAGTTATCAAGAGAATCATTATCTTTTTTGTTTTTCAATGATTCATCTATGTCTTTATCATATTTTTTAAGAATCTTAGATATCTCTGACATTCTCATCATGATATCTACAAGTCTTACAGGATCAGTTTCTTTTATTTTATCACCTTCTTGTTTTAAGTCTTTAAACTCTTTGACAAGTGAAACAACTTCTGGTAGAGTACTTAATAAATCTGATTTCTTTGAAGAGATATGAGCATTTCTTTCTTCATGTTTTTCTCCTCCTTTCTCTAAGTATTCAAAGATGTGAGCTTTCTCATTGTTCAACAATCTTTCAAGACTAGCTATCATACCTAAACCAGACACATGATCTGCACAACGTTGCAGAGTCATTGTTCTTATTGTTGTGTCTGATTCTGTTTCAATAGCCACAAACATGATTTTTCTACCTGTCTTATCAGTATAGTCATTAATCTGCTTACTTATGTTTTCTAAAAATTCCATCTTGTTTTATTTAATGTTAGTTGCAAATTCTTTCATTTCTTCTGAGCAATCTTGAATAAGTAGAACAACAGGTTCTAATTTGTCTACCAAAGATTTAATGCTTGTATAGTACTCAGAAGTAAGAAACTTCTCTTTTTCTTCATCAGATACACTAGCTATTGCATTTGCTGTACCCATAGGAGTAGAAACCTTTTTAACAATAATGTTTTTCTCAAGGTTTTCTTCCATATCAGTAATGTACTTTGAAAATCTGTAATAGATAATCATTAACTCTTTGTTATCTAATGTTTTTAAATCAAATTGTGTCATGGTAATTGAATTTGTTGTTGGTTAATAGAATAGAAATTTTTAGGTAAAAGTTTACGCGTGATAAACTCATCACAAACATCTTTTGTGGTTATACCCAAGTTACGCAAAGTAATGTACTTTGGCAAATCTAAATACCAATCATAGTCCTTTTTACCAATGTCACTCAGACAGATAGCATTAATGATTCTTGTCTCAGAGTGAAAACATTTCTTTGCTTTCATAATTTGCAGATATTGTTTTGCTTTCTTAAAGTCAGAAACAATTCTGTTCAGGGTGCTAGGAGAAAAACTAGCAATTTGTTCAGGAGTATATTCTTTAAGACCATACATTAGTCTACGATACATACTACGCTGAATCAAATTCAGATACAAACTGTCTTGTGTTTTTTGCACTCTCTTATTAGTGCTAATTTTGTTTTGCGCAAGTTTATCATACTTAACAAATTCAGATTTTCCATCTAAATAAGTTACAATGCCTTGTGCTGTGGCTGTGATTGATGTGTAATTCATCTTGTCATTAAGATTTAATTAATAATTAAACGCTCTTTGCGTTATTTTAGTCATAATACTTTACTACGTTGTCAACATTTACAAAAAAAGATACTATTCTTAATAGTATTACAGGCATCACTATACAAGGAGCAATGCATAACATTACTATATCACTTATCATAAGTGTACCTTCTTTCTTTGCGTTACTTATTACTACTGTAATTCCAAAAAAGTACAATAGTATAATGCTAATTGTCATCATGTTTTTCTTGATTTTCTTGTGATACTTGTTGCCAATAATCTCTGTTTTTCCAGTATTCATCATCATTGTACTCAGGCAATGATGGATCACGCAGCTTTCCTTCTTCTAAAAGCTGCATGTAGAGTTCTTTCATTCTTCCCATGTAACTTATATTTACTTCTATCAGAACAGATGTGAGAATATCTACTAAAGGCTATGTCTATTGCATGCCAAAAAGAACAGGCGTACACTGGGTACACCTGCTCTAAGCCCTGGCCATCATCTATAGCCACATAGAATGTCTTTTTACTTTCTACCATACTTTTTGGTAATAATTCTTTTTACAAGACTCATGTTATAAGAAACATCTTCTGCTGTGATTTCACCTAAATCTTTTAGACCATGCAACATAGCACTTTCAAGTTTGCAAAGAGTTTCTACAGTAAATTCAACAACAGTTTTATCATTGTTTTTACATGCTTCAAGTTTATACTGCATACCTTTTATGTCAGCTTCATAGCCACCAATACGCTGTTGAAGTGTTGCTATTATTTCACCTCTCCTTGTAGCAAGGCTTGCAGCTTCATTATAGGAATCAATATTAATGAATCCTTGTGCAACAACGCTTTTCTTTTCTTCTTCTTGTGTTTTCTTTGACTTTCCCATGATCCTTCTAATTTACCAGTTAATACTGTTTTCATATACGTACTATAACGCTATACAACTTATACTTAAAAAAATGAGCAGTATTTTGCAACTGCTCATCTGTCAAGTAAACACCACTCAGGCAGGTTGCTCTCCTCTATGCAACTCTTTGTTTCCAAAGGTGCTTAGCTACTTTAAGCTGATGTTTTTCAGACTCTGTCTTAACAAACTCAGCTTTATTAATCTCTACCTTATGCTTGTTAATGGCATTAAATAGTTCTATTCTTGCTTGATTTGCACCACTGTTACTTACATCTCTTGGTGTAATCTTAACAGACACTCTTTGTGCGAAATTTAATTTTTCTTTGCTCATGGCTATATGTTATTTGATTGGTTACTAAACAAAAAGAAAGAAGTGCAAAGCAAAAAACTCCACACTTCTAACTCAACTTGGATCCTACACCACGTTAATATTCTATTGTAAGCATGGCTATTGCAGCTATTATAGCAACAATAGCAGTAAATGCTATGAATGTTATGTAAAAAGGTCTGAACATACGCTGAAATTCTAACTCTTTTGTTAGTCTTTCTTCAAGATTCATGATTTTATACTCTAAATTATATCTCATTTGAGCATATTGTTCTGGACTTGGGTTGGTCTCTAAGATAGGCAACTCAAAAAGCTCTTGATAGAGTTTTTCTATGTCTTTTTCTAATAATAATATTTCTTTCTTACTCATCTTCTGACAAAGTTAGTTAATTGTTTTTATAAAAAGTCATTTCATTTTCTTGGTCTGGAGTTAAACCAAACTCATAGTCTTCATTATATTCTAACTCTTTTGTTTGAATGTAATGGAGGATTTCTCCTCTGTACATGTGATCTGCTACTTTACCATCAGCAAACCATACTGTATACAATTTGTGTCCTTCATGCTCACCAGCAGGAGTGATGGTTCCATTAAGGAGCCACCACAAAAAAACTATCTTACTCATACTATTTGATAAATAAATTATTAATAAAATTCTTCACATTGTCATTAGCAGTCATCATTTTAACAGTGCTAATGTTTTTGCTTATATTCTCTATGGTTTCAGAGTGTTTGTATTTGTTGTAATTCATCATAAATGCTATGAAAAAACTGTGTTTCACCCATCTATCAGCTACACCAATGTTTACAAATATCTCTTGAAACTTGTCACACATCTCAATACTATTTTTATTGTGATTCTTAAAAGTTCCATCTTTAATGATAGAACCTACAAGAGAAGCACTGTTAGTGTTAAGACATATTGCTGTAATCATATTTAACTCTATACTGTATTTCAAGTTGAGCTCAAAAAGAAATTGATAATCAATATCAACAGCTTTGTATGCTACTATGTAGTCTAACAATCCCCAAGACTTACTTGAGTTGTTAAGCAAAGCCATTTTGTATATCATATCCTTCATATCTTTTATCTCTAAGATTACGTAAGGGACTTCAGCTTCTTCTTTCATTAATGAATAGAACAAATGCTGACCATCTATGATGTAGAGTTTCTTTTTACCATCTACAACATTAGTGTTAATGCATACTACAGGTCTAACTGCTTCCATACTTTTTAGGGAGTTACTCATTTTAGTAGTATGCCTTGGATCTACAATCCTATTAGATTGTAAAAAATGGAACTTTGTATAGTCCTTTTCAAATTTGATGTTTTTTAATAAATTGTTCATGGCTGCAGGATTTAAGGTTTTGTGTAAAAATGTTTATTGCAAATACTGCACTTGAATGGCAGTGGTGTGCTGTTTTTATGTTTGCTAAGAGCAGTGTTAGAGATAATATTATGCTTGCAATCTTGCTGAAACATAAACTCTATGGCGTTATCAAGATTCTCAAAACATACACCATACCCAGACTCTCCATCTACTTTTCTTGGAGAGTATATAAAACCATCTCTTGTCTCATAGTCAGGAGATTTAAGAACAAGTCTATCTTCACCATTTGGAAGACAGACTTTAACACTTGTTGCTTTTCTCATGATTAAAAGTTTTGCACTTGTTCCATAAGCTCTGAAACACCATCTTCAGTAAGATAACCACGTACATCACCTTGAGCAACGTCATTGTTGTAGTGAATCTTTGACTCATTCATCTCAGGAGACATGTATACAACAGCAAGCTCATATAAACCTTTGCTACCACCTTTAGAATATTTGAATCTAATTACAGATACTCCAAAGTTGTTATCAAAAAACATAAAGGCATTTATAGCACCATCACCATAATCCTTATTTTCAAAAAATTCTAAGTCTTTAAAAGTCTTCATAACGTTTTAGTTTAATGAATAAATATCTACTCTTTCTATTCCAACCTTATCAGCTATAGCCACTAATTCATCAAGAATGTAGCTTGACTGTACATGCTTTGGTTCTGCACCCATATTAGTAAGGGTTTTTACAAACAAATCTCTTAGATTGTCTGCTATGATAACTGTAGTGTTATCAATTCTGTTTAAATACAAATGATACTTCATAGTCTATGGTTTTTAGTTTATAATTAGAACTGTGTGAAAAAAAATGCGTGGTAGTTATATTACCACTAGGTTAATGCCTTGTAACCTATACAATGCAAACTACGATGAGTTTGTCTAATCAGTGGATTACTCCAGATTACCAATATAACTGTTGTGTAAGTTGCACATAATCATAATTTGCTAAACCAATACTCCTATTGGTATTATTATAACTCATGCATAAGTTATAACTGCTGTTCAATTAGTACTCTTGCAAGGTTGCAATCCTTGGAAGGTGTCACCTTATTGAGTGATTGCATTAAAAGACTGACGAAATCTAATAGCATCTGATCCTCACCTGCTTGGACAAGAGTAATCCCTCTGCACTCAGTTGTAATAGTCCTTCTACACCTATTATGTAGCATCTTTACAGGCAAAGCTTGCAATCTTTGGACTTTACTACTATTACAACTGCTCACCCTTGGGAAGTGAGTTATGGTGCATTAACGTAGGAATTCCACCTACTATACTTTGCTGTAATCCACAAAGCTTGAAAGTTACTTATTCACTTTCCGTGTACTCTCACAAGGTTGCAACCCTTGATTTCCCTATTGGAAGATGAATAATACATCAATCTTCTGGTGTTAATACCTGCTTGGATGAGAGTAAAAAAAGTGGACGCTTTACAAAAGCTAAAAAAGAATAATAAAACATAGATAGATACTATAGAGAGTAATATACTATAAGAGAAAGAAGATATAAGTAATCTAACTAAGGTATATTGTGTACTATCAGTCTTACTGTATGCAGTAGAGTAATATCCTATTGTCTTTCTTATTGTATTACATTCAGTGGTATCTGCGTTTTATTCTTAGCCATGTATTGCGCCAATTTTTGTCATTAGATAAGGCTGAGAGAGAGGTAATCAAACACTATGTGTAGGACCACCTCCTCATACTCAGGCACTTACAAGTTTTTTAGTTACCCAGGTAACTTAACTGAAGCTTTATCTTTCAATGCCTTAGAAGCCATTACTTCAGTCACATTATCATGTGAAACCATGACATCTAACACATCTCCAGACATGTCATACTTCTGAAATTTCACAATCTTCTTACCATCTCTGGTAAGAACAGGACCGTCACTACCAGCTCTCTTAACAAAACCAGTAATAGCCTCAGCAAAAGGCAAGTTTTTGTTAAGAAATTCCTTCTGAATAGCTTCAGGAATGGTATCCTCAGTGTACTCAAGGATGCAGATCTTCCCTGGTAATGTCAAGTCTTTCAAGGACTTAACAAAGGAAGTCAATCCATCTGTGTCACCACGCAATAGACAAGTGCGTTTCAATGGCTTTAACCAACCATTGATGATCACATTCTCTACAGACTCCATCTGAATGAAGCCAAAACTAGCATTGTTCTTAGACGCTGTTACTAGTTGACCAGTCTTTCCTGGCACGATTCTAACATTACTCATAACTTTAGATTTAAATAATTAATACTGAATGCATTGGGGGGTGCTGTATTGGACAAGACAGGCGTACTGCAGGGGTTACTCTTACTGTATGCCAGCTAGTGAAATGTGTGGGAATTTGAGAAGAAATGCGTTTTTCTAACTGCTTGATTATCAGACAGAGTGTCTCATTGTTACACAGGCTGGAGACAAAATTATTGCCAGAATTTGCCTATTGTATGCCAATCAGTAGAAATTGATGACTTTTAAAACCTTATTGTATGCCAGTCAGTAGACAGAGTTGGTTGTGGTAGGTAAAATCTTTCTTCTATAAGCTGTCCTACTCTATGCCAGCCAAAGACAAGAGTTGCCCTTTGAAA